CTCACTTGACAAGAACACGACATCTGTACCAACATTCTGCACACTGTCACGAGCAATACAGCCAATGCCTTTGATGTGATCAGTCATTTGGAATGATGTGCCTGTAGGATCTTCAGCACCTGCAAAGAATGCAATGTTACGCCGTCCAAAGATAACAAGACGATTGTTGTAAGATGTGACAGCCGTAACAGTGTCGTCTTCACCAAACACTTCACGCATGTCAATACGGCCTGTACCAACACCGCTAAAGCTTTGAGGCTCTAATATCTTTGACCAATACACTGTGTAGTCTTCTACAAGCCATACACGATTGAAACAAGCAGCACCTGCACTTGGTTGTGAAAACGGCACACCTGTGTATTCTAAATATGTTGTACCACTACCATCGTAATAAACAGGAGCATGACCGTCTTGTACAAATACAGCTTTGTTGTTAAATGTAACGATTTGCCAATCATCGTCTGTAATGGTGATGGCTGTTGTATCGTCTGCTGTAAGTTCTACAGGTGTTGTGCTACTGTCATTAAACTTCCACAGCTTGTTGTTGGCTGTAAATAAAATTTCTAGTGTGCCGTCTGTTTTTACATATTCAGCAATGGCTCTAACAGCACCAGTTACAGAGGCACTTTCACCACTCACTTCAGACCAACCTTTACGGCTACCAATACGTCCAAATTTATCAATGATGCAATTTTGAGCGTCTAAAGCAAATCCGCTAGAGATAGTGATACCAGATTCCTGCGTATTTAAGCCGTAAAAGCCAGGAGCAGCTAGTGATACAGCCTGTAACGCACCTGCCATTACACTGTGCTCCAGATAAGCTCATCAGGAAAACGATTAGCGTCTAAAGCAATGTGATCAGTGAGTGAACTGTAAGCAAATACAGAAGCTTCTTGTGCACTAAGACCACCATCTTCACCACGTTCAGCAACAGCACGTGCATACGCCCCAAGCATAACAGGCTCTGATGGAACAAGAAGTACGTCAGAGTTGTTAACTAAATTGTCTTGTGGATCGACAACGTTAAAACGTAAAGTGTACACACCACCAGGAATAGGATAGATGTCTACTTGTGTATCACCATCTGCGCTGACACCGTTAAAACTGTAATACCGTGGATCACCACGCTCAACACCGTTTGTAGCATTTAAGAATGCATTGTTAAACCATGAAGAGCTACGTTGTTCCATGAAAAAATTACTTGTGTCGTTTACAACATCAAGTACACGAAAACGACTACCTGTAGTGTTTAATTCATAATTAAAGAGGTCAGCTTGCGTGGTGGCTGTTAACGTTTTACGCAAGGCATTCCAATTCCAAGCATCTTCAACATTACGCTTGGCTTCGTTAACAAACTGTCCAATCAGTTTTGAATAACTGCTTTCTGTCACCGCACTCACTTCACGCTCACGTAAGCGAATAAGTACAGAGTTGACAAGTTCAAGATATGTCATTATTCACCTCTCACAGCGGTAGCATTGTGTTCGATAACGGAAACAAGGATGGTTGCGGCGTGAGTGGCAGATGCTTGAATTTTATCGCCGGCTTCCATCATGATAAATTCGTTAAAACCACCTCCAATTTGAAATACATCTTTAGATGACAACGTTTTTTCATCTAGGATGGCTAAAGAGGAGCTAGCGGCGGCGTTGTAGTATGTCACGTCGAAAGTTTCGTTAGAGCCGGAAGTATTGGTGATGAACAACAACACCCACTCTGCCCGCCTATTAGCAGGCACTTCGTAAATGTCTGTTAAAGAGGTTGTAAGTGCTTTACCTATAGATCGTTTTGTTGCCATACTATCTTACCAGAAAAGATTAATGTTGTCAAGTGTTTTTACCAATTCTTACAGGACCAATAACGGGCCGTAAGTTTACTAGGTGGGTTTGTGTCGCACTTGTGCCTCGCACGAAAGCTACTTCGACGATCTGGGTCAGACTTCTTAATCTTCATGTCAGGGTCACCGAAGCGAATCAGCTTAACTGTCTCACCTTCTTTAGCGAGTACAGCAAACTTCTTAGGACCATTAGGCGTCCTCTTTGGTTTATTGTACCCACTAAAGGTCTCACCACGATATGTAATTGTCATGCTTTACCTCTTCGCTTAGAGTTATTCTTAGCAGTTTGTTTAGCCATTTCTTTTCTTCCTCGTTTTCCTAGCAATATCTAGGGCGATTGCTTGCGCTTGTTTGTCTGACTTGCCTTCACGTTTGAGCCTGCGAATGTTCTCGCTGATAGAGGCGTCAGAGTATCCTTGGATTAGAGGCATTAGCTTAGACGCTGACCAGTCAGACGACAGCGATTTTGAGTCTTACAAGTCTGTGGAGTTTTACATCCAGAACATGTCTTAGCCTTGTTAAGCTTTGGAGTTTTATTTCCGTAAGCGGCCATATCTACTTTCCTATTCTCTTGTCTAAAAATTTAGTTAGCAACCCACGTAGTCCGTAGATCACCACCACCATACCAATAATAATATATTGATACCACTCAGGCATCTTTTGTATCACTTCAAAGCCCTGTAGTGCATACGGAGCCATTGAAGGGATAAATGCCAATACCATTGGAGCTAGGAAGATAATAAGCAATAGCTCGTCTTTCCAACTCTTGTTCATGTTTTCCATAGCTAAGCGATCAAGGTCATAGTCTTGTTGTTGTCCTTGCTCAGCCATCTTTGTAGCCGCTAAAGCCTTAGCCTGCTTAATCTCTGCATCGGCTTTTAAGCCTGCTACCTTGGCTTCTGTCTTTGCTTCTTGGATGTTAGCGTAGCTCTCAACACCTTTGCTAACAAGTCCTACCACTGCATTCCATATCATTGCGTAGCCACCCAGTACATTACATATCCAATAAATCCAACACCTGTCAATATCAACAGTGTCAGTGCTGTGCCTAAAGCGATGTCCTTAAGCAACTTCTTACGCTTACGCTTCTTAGCCTCAATCTCTTTAGCTTCAGCCTCACGTGATTCTTTCATTAGCTTCTGATGCTCTAAGAATCTATCCCACTGTCCTGGCTTGCCTTGCCAGATGAGCATGTTCTTCAGAGCCTGTTCTTGTTCTTTGAGTTGCTCTGCCGCCATGAAGGCTTGTAAGTCAGACTTGTAGCCGTGCTCGTGTGCTTTCTTCTGTATCTGTGCTTTGAGGCCGAAGTAGTCTGCTAGTGCCTCACCTGCTTCATACAGTTCTTTACCGTTCGCTATGGCTTCTTTGATGACACCGAAGGCGGCATTAGCGGCGGCAAGTTCTGCAATCATTGGTGTAGTTCCTTCAAACGACCAGACATAAAAAATACTTTCTGTGGATTACGTAGGCTCTTAAGAAACTTAATCATTGGCTCAGCGTCTACAATCCGTGCACGTTGCCTACGTATTTCTTCATTTTCAAGCTGCGGCCCTTGCCACCACCATAGCCTGTCGCTGTCGTCATACTGATCCATACCACAGCAATACACTTTGTCAAATCCCATCTTGTCAGCCACCCAGATTGCTAAGGCTCCTGAGTAGTTGTGGTTTTGCATTTGCCTCACTTGTATAAACTGTTTGTCTTCTGTGTCTTCAGGCAGTATGCGAGTGATGAATGTTGTCTGTTTGTCTTTAATGTAAGGCCAGAGTTTACCGTCGATGTATACTAAGTAGTCTAATGGTGCGATGAGGCTGTGTTGATTCACTCCGAATACAATGTCAACATCAGGTAGCTCTTGCATGTCTGTTGGTAAACTAGGGCCGCCTCCAAGGATTGCACAGGTAGAATGTTTATGCTTATCCTTCAGCCCCTCAATGTACTCAACCAACTACTTGTCAGCCTTGCTATCAATCTTCATCTCAATGTGATCTAGCTTGTCGAACAGTCTTTCAATGGCTCTGTCAAACTCATCCTTCTTGACGTACTCACCTGCAACTAGCACTTCAATACGGGCTACTTTGTCTGCAAGGCTTCTGTCTTGTTCCTGTAGAGACTTGAGACTAGACCATGCTACATTCAAGAACCAACCGAAGCCTGTCATGACGAAGCCTATGAGGATGTTAAATGCTTGTTGTAGATCCATCCCTTACTCCGGCGTATCTGCGTCAGCGATTACCAACTCACCCGCCTCAACCTGACGCATGATTTCTGCGTAGTGGCGGTTTGCGGGGTCTAATGGGACTGACATGGTGATGCCGTCGATGGTTGCTTCGACTGAGCAGTTGTTTCCTGTGATTACGGAAACTGTATATTGTGCTGAAGTAATGTTCATTTGTTCCATTTATAACTCCGCATCTGCCTCATACGCTGTTAGAAAAGCACCAAAAGTAGTATTAACGCTCGACATTAAAGTGTCCGAACCGTGTGGTGCTATTTGGTTAGTGTCAACGGTATTGGACGCAGTAACTGTTAATGAAGGAGTTGACCTCATTGTTACTGGAAATTTAACTTGAACAAGTCGTAAAGAGTCGTCAGATTTATACGGAGTTCCAAGCATTCCATTTCCATTGGCTGTTATGTCTGTTGGTTTATAATAATACCTCTGACACAACGCAAGCTCCTCACCATAACTGCGGTGTTCAAATGGTGTGACAACAGAGCCGACTTCTAGTTGGACTCCGGTAATGTCAAATGTAGCGCCTGCGCTAGCTCTCCAGTTTTGGGCAAAGTCTGGAGTTTGTGCAGAACTTGATTTGACAGACCACGCATTAGCTGTCTTTGATGATGCTGTGTAATCAGTTCCAGTATAAGGACGAATAATTATTTCTAGACCCTGACCATTATCATCATTGAACACAAGGTTTGAATTACCAGAAACAGTAATTGTTTGCTTTTCCCAAGTGTCAGCAGTCAAATCAAATGAAGCAGGATACGAATACTTAGTGCCGTCTTGATTAGTTAGTGTCACATAGTATGTACCAGTCAAACTTGATCTAGCCCAGAATGACAATGTGATATAGCTAGAAGCAGATTTATGGTTCCACCCCGAATTAGCTATGTCTTGTGATTCAACATAATAAGTAAAGTACGCAAAGTCTGTTGTTGGTGTTGAACCCGCTGTTGTATTCGTAGCTCTAAAATATTTTCTAAACCCTTCAGTATACGGGCTATCACTAGAATTTGAAGATGCTTGTGAATATGTTACTGTCCCGCCGGCATACTCAGCTTTAAAGCGATCCACAGAGTTATACCCGTAAGTTGTACTACTCGTCCCACGCTGTGCCACCTGCATCGCACCGTTGATAATCAGGTTGCGTCTACCTAACGATGGTGATGCTGTGGTGACGACAGTACCCGACTCAGCCGGTACAGTTAGTGAGCCTGTGCCGTCAGCTTTCTTGATTGTGTTGACTAAGAGTTCGCTCATTGTGCGTCTCCCGTGATGTATGTACCGGAAAAAAGTATGGCTGAACTTGGTGTCGCTATGTACTGATGCTGCGCCCTAGTAACTCCACCAGTACTAGCAAATGATACTCGCACTGTTAAGCCTACATTCCCCGTGCCGTTTTCAGTTATTAACATAGGGGTGAATCCTGCACTCCAACTCGTCCACGACGCAAAATAACCACAAGACAATGCATGAAGCCCAAGCGAATGAAACGGAAGACCGCCAATTTGAAGATTCGCTGATGCACTATACGCCGCTGTTGTACTAAAACTGGACGGCATGAGTAAATAGGCAGTGACATAAACTTGATTACCGATTCTTATCCATTTATTTGTGTACTGAGGGTCTTCCACAAAAGATAAAGGGTCAGTGTCGAATATCGGAGCGTTATTAATATCAGCCCAAAAAGGATTAAAATTTCCTGTCGAGACATCTGCCAACTCTGCTGAGTTGCTTGCAGTGGTCAATACCGTCCCCGCCTCATCAGGCAAGGTCAGTGTGCGGTCTGTGTTAGTCGCAGGAGACTCAATAGTAAAAGTGCCAGTGCCTGTGGTAGCACCTTTAATAGCTATATTCGACACGGCTCTTTACTCCTTACGGCTTTGTAGGCCAAACAACTTCATCGAGGCTTGAATATGTTTCTGTAATATCACGCAGTGCCTGACGGTATGCAGTCTGCTCAGCAGTCATTGTGAGGTCTGAAGATGCCCACCAGTCTGTGGCGGCAATCAAACGGTCACGCTCTTCACGCAATGCCTTCATAGGCTCTGCCGCTGTCAGTTCTGCTACCTTGGCTGAGACAGTTGCCCAGTCAGTACCGAATTCAGCAGGGTTAGACGACTCAATAGCACTACCGTTAGCGTCTGCTCCAGTGACCTTGCGGAACATCTGGTTAAACTCTGCCTCTGTTGTCGGCTCTCCACGGAGAACCCATTCGGTGATGTTAAGCTCTGAGAGAGCCTGTGATACGCTTGCCATGTGTTTCTCCTTTAGCCTGCGATTTCAATAAGTGTAATAGTTGATAATGGGACTGTGTCGTAACTGGTTGTATTTTGAAAAACTGGACTTCTGTTGATATAAACACCGTTGCTCGAATACGCACCCATTTGTATTTTGTAAATTACCGCAGAGGTTGTATTTGGTGAGTCCAAGTATGAGTTTGCGGCGCACATTAATGCGTAATTATCACTACCACTTGCTTTATAAGTGTTTACTACTGAGTTACCCACTGGGCGTACACCTTCCTGCGTTCCATTACCAACTTGCGTAGAACCTCGTAAAATGCGGGCAAAAGCGTTATATGATGCGTCTTGCGATAAAAACACCGTATATTGAACTAAGATTTTTGAGCTAGTGCTTGTAGGTGTAATTGTTGCTTGAAGTCCTGTATCTACTGAAATACCGTCTGCCGGAGTAGCAGAGGCCGTGGTTCCAAGCTCACCCTGAACGACTTGCAACACACTACCTTGTACGTTTAAGCCAAGATCTTGCATTGTAGGTGCAGAACCATCGGAGTGTTGAATAGTGTCTACCTTGATGATACTAGCCATTATCCTGCGATCTCCATGATAGTAATGTAAGATGTGCCAGCAACATCGCCGGGGCCAGAACTGTATTGAGTAGAAGTAATACGATCCGTATCATACGAAGCTTGCATTGTTTTGTAAGTAACACTTGATGTTGTATTAGGCTCGTCTACTAATATAATGTTTGCCCTACCATAATGGAAAGATGTAAACGATCCAAACTCATAAGGCCCAATACCCGATTGAGTTGTAGGATCGTGAATAACCGTTGAATCCCGTAGTAACCTGAAGCCTCCAAAGGAACTAGTTGCGTGCTGTACTCTAAACATTTGATTAGTGATGACAAATATTTTTGAAGATGTGGATGTTGGTGTTATGGAAGCTGTAAGACCAGTATCTGTATAAGTAATGGCAGTTGAAGTCACAGTTGTGTTTGTGCTGTTGGTTACAACCTGAATTACATGGCCCGGAATCGCAACAGTGCTAGGAGAGGCAATACCGGCAATTTCATCTACATAGATTTTGCTCATCCTGCGATCTCCATTGCGGTGATAGATGAGGCTGTTCGATAGTTTGAATTGCTATTTGGATCAGCACTTGATGTGTAGTTAATTATACTAGTACCTCCACCAAAAAATAATTGAACTTTATAAGTTACAGCAGAAGTAGTAGTTGGAGAATCTAAGTAGCTTATAGAAATCGTATTGGGGTCTGCGCCTGTTCCCACCACAGATGCACTAGTTCTAGAACCTGCTGTGTCACCTACATAGATAGGCGTACCGTTTCTCACAAGTCTATAACCCATCCACCAACCACTCGTCTGTCTGCCTTGGCTAATTTGAACTTCTATCAAAGTTTTACTTGAGGAAGAACTTGGTGTTATAGAAACAGATAAGCCAGTTATATCAACCCATGTTGTACCAGTAGAACTAGAGAAAATATCTGTCTTTATAGCTTGCTGTACCTGAATCACATGCCCCGGAGCAACTAATGTCTGCCCAGAGGGAATTACAATCTTGTTGGCATTTGCGCCACTTGTTAGACCCTTCAGGGTTTCTACATAAAGTTCACTAGCCATCTATATCACCGTCATTGTGCCGTTAACTGTGATGGTCTCATTCACCGTCACAGGGCCAACAATGGCCGCATTATCACCAACAGGAATTGTGATGGCTGTGTCAACACTATCGTCGTTGGAGAAGTATCCAAGTTCCATTTTGTTTTCAGGAGCTACCACACCTGTTGTACCGTTAATCGTTACAGTCATCTTAAATCACCGCCCATCTAGATCCAGTAGGAATCGTCACCGTGATACCTGAGTTAATTGTAATTGGTCCTGCCGCAACAGCATTGTTACCAGAGGTGATGCTGTAGTTTACAGAAATTGTATTAGCGTGTTCCCACAGTCCAAAGGTAGTTGTATTGCCACCTGCTGTGCCGGGTTCCCACGAGCTAGTGCCAGAGTTATAGACAATCGTCTCACCGTCTTGTACGCCTGTAGTGTCTACATCAGTGAGGTCATTCAGGTTGGCTACAGAAGACACGTTGGTCAGGTTACTACCGTCTACTGCAGGAAGCGCACCAGACCCATCAAGCTGTACAATGTTATTTGCACCAGTGCCTACGTCTAGTGTAGCGGCTGTGCCTAAGCCTAGATTGGTACGTGCTGTAGCCGCATTAGTAAGATCAGAAAGATTGTTTGCTTTTGCGAGGAAGTCTTCACCACTTGCGTATGCCTCAAGCCACTGAGAGCCATCATACACTTTCATGGCGTTGTCAACACTGTTGAAGTAGAGTGCTCCAGAGACTAACGCATTACCATCGTTGTCTAATGTAGGATCTGAAGACTTAACACCTAAGTAACGGTCATCAAAACTATCAAGGGCTGTGAGTGTAGCGTCTCTTGCAGACTCTGCCGCAGTCTGTGCATTGCTTGCATTAGTGGCTGATGTAGCGGCATTGGTTGCTGACGTAGCCGCATTCGTTTCTGATGTGCTTGCGGCATCGGCACTATCACTAGCGGCATCAGCAGAGTCACTGGCATTGCTTGCGCTTGTGCTAGCGGCTGAGGCTGAGGCAGATGCTTTAGCGGCATGATGAAGTGCGGAGTAGTCTGTAGAGCCATCACCGCCTGCGTCAGTGCTAACAAGGCTATCTTCGGCTTTAGTGGCCCATTCTTCTGCATAGCTTTGAGCGTCTTCTGCGGCGGCTTGCGCAGTTTCAGCATTAGTCTCCGCTGTCTCTGCATTTGTTTCTGCTGTTTCTGCGGCAGTCTGTGCAGTCTGAGCCGCTGTTGCCGCAGTGCTTGCAGTGGTAGCACTGTTCGCTGATGCTGTTGCGCTGTTGCTCGCTGATGTTGCTGAGGAGGCCGCATTAGTCGCCGAAGTTGATGCATTCGTCGCACTAGTAGCGGCTGATGAGGCTGAAGAAGCGGCGGCGGTTGCTGAGGCTTCTGCCTCTAACGCTTTTTCCGTTACTTGGTTGATGGAAACGTTTGATGAGGCATCACCACTTCCACCTGTTCCACGAAAGATCGCCATTAGCTTCTCCAGATAATAAATAAGACAAGGGAGCCACTAAGGACTCCCCCGTAGGTTGGTTTAGGCAGGGAATGCCAATACCAGTGCAGACTCAGGACGCAATACCTTGACACCGTAGAGAGTGTCAGCAGTGAACAAGTCACCCAAGTATTCTTGCTTGTACTGAGTTTGTGAGCGAACACCCATCTGCTCAGCAAATACCATAGCGTCACGGTGACCCAGGATACCTGCTTTAGTGTCAGCAGTGGAGTTGCTGTTTGCAGCGGCCGCTTCAATAACTGGGCAGTTAGTTGAAACGTAGATGTCAATGCCGTAGAGGCTACCAACATTACCGTTAACGACAGTCTGACCAGATACGAAGTCTGAAGACACATAACGCTCAATACCACGAATGGTTTGAATTACTGATGGAGGTACAACGAGGAAACGCTGATCCATCGGTACGTCATTGTCGTCCAACTGCTTGATAGCAGCACGGAAGCCTGCGTCTGTGAAGACATCAGAAGTGGTTACAGTGTCCAAACCGTAAGCGGTGAGGCCTGTAGATGCATCCATGTAGAACGAGTTAGAGTGTACCCAGTCAGTGCCAGTACCTGCATCGTCACCCAAGAACTTGCCCAGTGCAAACAGGTCAGAGTCAACACGAGTTGCAAGAGCATATCCTGCATCAGAAGTGTAGAACTGACGTAGTGAAGCAAGAGCTTGTACATCGGTGATGTCTTCGATGAGACGTGAGTATTCGTAGTGTTGGTCGATTGTTACAACAACTTCGCTCTCAGTGGCTGCAATCAGTGTGACCTGAGTAGACGCCTGCTTAGCAGAAGCATCGCCACGAGTTGGCTTAGGGATGTGAAGTGTGTCACCCTTCTTGCCAGTCATAGGCATACGGTTTACGAGGTTGGCTAACACCAAGCTCTTTTCATAAGCAGCAATAATTTCATCAGACCAAATTTCGGGGATGAAAGTTGCCGCCGTAGTATTGGTTACGTGGTCGGTTCCAAGTGCCATTTTAGTAGTTCCTTAATGCTAAGTTAACGAACACGTTTTTCAGCATAAGCAAGCATAATTTCATCGTGCAATTGCTGATAACGTTTCGGATTGGTTTTCATGAGTTCAATAATATCGGCACGTCGATAAATCTTCTTGGAAGAGGGTTCTCCGCTGCCTTTTGCACTACTTGTCGAGGCGGCTTTAGCCTGGTTTTTCCTATCCTGTTTTTGCACAGATTCAGTGTGTTTAACTATTTCTTGCCGTTCTTTCCACAATGTGAGAAGTTCGTCAGCACTGTCATAGTCAAATTCTTCATGTGCACGGAGGAACAATTGTTGTCTAATTTTAGACGCTTCAATCCACTTGCCAAACGCTTCATCTGCCACTATGCTACGATAGTCTGGATGATTGGCTTCAAGCTGCGATGCAACCTGTGCCTGTTTGGCCTGCATTGTATATTGTTCCACCTCTTTCAGTTTAGGGTGGCTAGCAAGCTTACGCTCGATGTAGGCATCGGGGTCGTCGAATAAATCTACTTCCTCTTGTGCCTGTGGGCTTTGTTTTTGTTGATCAAGTTGTGTTTTTACAAAATCGTCAACGATCTTTCTAAGCTCTCCAACTTCAGAACTTTGACGCCCAACAAGCTTTTCAGCTTCCTGGTGCATTCTGACAATTTCAGCAATACTTTTGCCTTGATACTTGTCAGGAATTTCTTCATCTTGTTCTGTTTCTACTTCTGGTTCTTCAGGTGTCTCAACTTGTTGAGGCTGTTCTTCCAGACCTGTATCTACGTCAGGGCCTAAACTACTATACTCATCGTTTTCGTCTTCTGCGGAACGCTCGATAAATTTTGCCATATTGTACTCCGTGCTATTATAGCATTATGGAAGTGTTATTTACGTGCGGCTCTCTCGTGATCCTTAGCCCACCTGTCATCAGCATCGGGCCATCCCGTGCCTTTGTAATGTGTTCGGATTGGAGAGATTATCCGCACTGCGGATTGTCCACATTCAGGACAAGTGGCATATTGATCTAAGTGATCCACCCATTGTTCCTCAACGTGAGAACATTCTGTGCACTTATAATCATATCGACGGATCATTTTCTACCTCCGTCATCATGTCATAAGCATTGCGTATGCCTGCTTCAAATGAAGCTATACGCTTTAGTGTTTGAAGGTTGCCTTGAGCCAAGTAAAGATCTTTTTCATTGGTAAGGTCTTCAATACGATAAGATGAAACACTTTCGTCTATCTCACTTACAAATTGTTTCCATCCGTTAGTGAGAAACAAATCAAAATATGTTTCATAATATAATTCTTCTTCTCTTGTCAAAACATTCTCCTTTAAGGTGTTTTGCTTTATACAAAATATTTTAGCATATTTTTTTTATAAAGTCAAGTGTTTTCTGTTGCTTTTTTCGCAGCAGGTGTTCTAGTTGTTTTCTGTACCTGTTCTAAATCTGTAATACGTTTGTCTAAATTAGCCAGTACACGATTAACTTCTTGTAACACTTTATTCATATCTGCTTGGGTGATCATGCGTCATTCTCCCTCATTTGTTTGTTTACAATTGCTTCGTCTGAGGCAATTGCCCTTTCTTTCAACAACAGTTCAGCAACCTTTGCTCTACGTTGAAATTCTTTTTCGTCCTGATCTCCAGGCTCCATGTTTGTTGTCAACACTTTAAGACGATCTGTCTCTGCTTCAAACCCAAGCAATTGTGTTTCCACTTGATACTTCTGTGCACGTGCAGCCGCTTCTGCCACTTGCGCCTGTACCAATTGCAAGCGTAATTGTGCTTCTTGCATTTGCATTTCTGCTGCTTGCTGTTGTATTTGTTGTTGCTGTGGATCAGGCTGTTGTGCTTGTTGTAGGCCTGCAATAATCTCTTCACGATTGGACAGGTTCATGTTGTCTACGATGCTTTGAATCAACAAAGGATACATTGGACTGTCTGGAGACATTGTTTGTAGAAGTTGCACAAGCTGTGTCACTTCATACTCACGTGCAATAATACCAAGCGATGAAGACGGTACAAACTTGTAGTCTTGTACAGGATAGAGTTCAGGATCAAATTGCATGTAACGATATGCGGCTTTTGTAACAAACGGAAGCAAGAATGCTTCTTGGAAGTTAATCAATGTACGCTTGTGACGCTTGATGATTGCTCCAAGAGACATAGAGATGCCTGCGGCTGTACTGTCCCCATTAATACTGCCTGGGATACCTGCCGCATCAATAGCGCCTGTAGCCATTTGCACCATGCTTTGTAATGACGCTGCTTGATTAAATGTGTTCTGATCAAGAGCACCAAACTTAAACGGCTGTAAGATTTCAGCAGGATTACCATTCGTAAGAATTGTCTTACCAGGACGTATCTCCATCTTAGCACCACGAGGAAGCCGTGAAGCGTCTACAGCAAGCATAGGATGCACTGTCAATGCCAAGGCATCAATACGTGCACGAAGCTCTGTATCCAATGCTTTCTGTGCGTTGTATCCTTTCTCACAAATACCACGTCCCCAGAAACGTCCAGGTACAATATCCCAAGGAAAAGCAACAACAGGTCTATCCTTCATCATGTAAGGATTTTCTTCTACCTTCAGCAACTGACCGCCATTGGCTAATACAACAATGGCTT